ACACCCGGATTTGGTGAGAGAGGGGGTTGTTTTTGAGCATGAGCAAGGCGAAAATGTACGGCTGTTTCAAGCCGGTGAAGCGGAATTGCACCCCGCCCCGGTGGGGGAAAGTTCCTCGGGGGAATAAAGGAAAACAGAAAGGAAATGGGAAATGAGCAACGTTGTAGAACAGCTTACGCCAAACCCAGTAAACCACAAGCATGGAGAAAATGGGTGCTGCAAAAACCCAAGGGCATGGGAAATGGAAATGATGCACCAGGTATGGGCTGCCGGCCTCCACGATGCGGCCAATTGCTTTCAGGATGCGCTTGAAGTAAAGTGGGAGCTTGAATCTCAGCGAAAAGTGAAGCCGAAAACCAACGCCGACCGCATCCGGAACATGACGGATGAGGAGCTGGCAAAGTTACTCAGCACCGGAACGTTTATTTGCGAGAGGCGTGAAGATATCTGCGAGAATATGCCGGGATGCGAGGAATGCAGGTTGGCATGGCTCAAAGCCCCGGCAGAAAGCGAGGGGGAGAAATGAAAGTTCTGATAGCCTGCGAGGAATCGCAAACCGTGTGCAAGGCGTTCCGGGCGAGGGGGCATGAGGCATATTCCTGCGATATTCAGGAGCCATCCGGCGGGAAACCTGAATGGCACATTTTGGGTGACGCTCTGGAAGCCATCAAGGGCGGCACAATCGTCACCATGGACGGACAGACGCATGATGTTGGGAAGTGGGATTTGCTGATAGCACATCCGCCGTGTACATATTTGACGAACGCCGGGGCTGTAAGAATGCGGAGAAACGGCGAAATCGTCCCGGAACGATATCACTTGGCAATGGAAGCAAAAGCGTTTTTCATGGAATTTTATAACGCCGATATTCCCATGATTGCGGTGGAAAATCCAACGCCTATGAAAATTGTTGAATTGCCGCCATATACACAGGCAATACAGCCTTACGAGCATGGCCACCCCTACAGTAAGCGGACTTGCTTGTGGCTGAAAGGGCTGCCAAAACTTTACCCAACGCAAATCGTTACCAATCACGAACCGTATGTAAATGGCGGATGCAAGGACGCTCGCGGAAACTACCGCAGATTCCAGGGCAGAAAAGAACGAGATCAGAAAACTCGTTCAAAGACCTTCCCCGGGATTGCAAAGCTATGGCGGAACAGTGGGGCGGAGACGTTAGGGAGGAAACATGATGACAAAGAAAATTCTTGACGTGACCTGCGGGAGCAGAACGATTTGGTTCAATAAGAACCACCCTGCCGCGATATACTGCGACGTTCGGGACGAGGAATTCACGGGGGTCTGGAAGAGTACCAACAGAGATTCAGAACGAACCTGCATCGTGCATCCAGACGTGCTGTGCGACTTCACGGATCTACCGTTTCCTGACAACTCGTTTGCGCTGGTCGTATTCGATCCGCCGCACCTTCGGCGCATCGGCGAAAATGCGTGGATGCGGAAGAAGTACGGGCAGCTCGGCGAGAATTGGCGCGAAATGCTGCATGACGGGTTTCGTGAGTGTATGCGCGTATTAAAACCGGACGGCGTGCTGATTTTTAAGTGGGCAGAAACGCAAATCCCCGCCGCAGATGTTTGGGCGGCAATCGGAGAACGCCCCCTTTTCGGGCATCATAGCGGCAAAAAATCACAGACCTTTTGGGGATGTTTTATGAAGCTGGAGGACGCATGAACAGTGGGGATAACACAAGCCCGGGGAAACCCGGGCGGGAAGGAGATAACATGAACATGCAGGAAATGATTTATCAGGAAAACAGGATTCCGCCGGTACGGATTGCGGATGGAGTTTATCGCGGCGTACCTTTTTACGTCCTGAGCTTAGGCACGCACCCCTGCGCTTACGTTGACATTGCGCCGCTGGGATTACACGCGATCAATGAGCGTGATATTGGTTGCCATGGAGGTATTACATATCACCGCGACTATCTGGCAACGGTTGACCACGAAGGGGATTTCTTGGGGTGGGATTATGCACATTGGATGGATTATTCTGGTGATCTCCCGCTTCTGGATCTCGGGAACAGTAAGAGGTGGACAACCAAGGAGATGGTAGCCGAATGCAAAAACGTGATTGACCAGATTTTAGGGATGAGGAGATAACAATGGACGAAATCAAATTGAAGCCATGCCCGTTTTGCGGGGGCGAGGCCGTAGAGAGAGGCCACAATGTGGTTTGGATCAGATGCCGAGAATGCGGCGCAGAAACAAAGGCTTGGTGTTCTTCGGAACAAGCTAAAGAGGCCTGGAACCGGAGGGCTGACAATGGCTAAAGCGGTTTTAATTAGCATTCGCCCGGAGTGGGTGGAGAAGATTCTTAGCGGCAAGAAAACGTTGGAAGTGCGGAAGGACCGGCCTTATTCGGAAACGCCGTTTAAGTGCTATATTTACTGCAAACTGGATGGGCTGAAGCACCCCTTCGGAATAGCATACGGGCGTGTTGTAGGGGAATTTGTGTGTGACCGGGTTGAAACCATCAAGGCGGCAACAGAACCGTATGGAATCTACGATGTTGATGATGACTTTGTGGCGCAGACTAGGCTTGTGGACGGTGCTTTGTGGGACTACGGAAAAGGTGCAACACTGTACGGCTGGCACATTTCCAAGTTGGAAATTTACGATACGCCGAAGCCGCTGCGCGAATTCAAGGGGCTACTGTGTAAAATTGAGGTGGGTTGTTTGGAATGCCCTTATTACAACTACACCACAGGGGAATGTGATGGCCGGATAATTAAACGCCCACCCCAGAGTTGGTGCTATGTGGAGGAATTGAAATGAGTGATTACATAAGCCGGGAGACGGCGAGTGCGGATTCCGGCCGGAACAAGATAAAGACGCCATTCGCCAGAATCGTCGTGGAAGGAACACCTGGAAAGCCGTACTATAACATCTGGTACTTTGACCCATCGGACGGAGAATGCCGCATTGGGTTTGGCTCGTACTGCCTTGATAATGTGTTTAATTGGCTTGCAGAGGAATTCGAGATCACAGAACCCCACACAGACGTTGCGCCGGTGGTATATGGGCGGTGGGAGTGTATCTACGATGATAGCACGGGTGAGACTGATATAACTTGTTCCCATTGCAAAAACACCAGAACCGTCAATGGATGTTTTGTTTCAACCGATGGAAAGTCGTGCTATTTTGAGGATGATTATTGCCCCAACTGTGGCGCAAAAATGCAAGGAGCAGAAAATGAATAAATACGGTGGGATTAACGATTTCCCAACTTGTGACAAGCGAACATATGGGCTATGGTATCAAATGCTACGGCGATGCTACGATAAGTCCCAGCAAGAAAGGCGTAGAGGACGAGCATATGCGAATTGCGAAGTTTGTGACAGATGGAAATATTTGTCTAATTTTGCAAAAGACATCAAAAAGTTAGCGGGCTATACCAATTGGGTCTCGCAGAAGGGATACTGCCTTGACAAAGATACTAGAATTCCGGGGAATAAAGTATATTCCAGGTCGGCTTGCCTATTTATCCCTTACAGCGAAAACATACGGGATATAAGCAAACGTAATCCCAACGTTGGGGAAAAGGCACATGAAGCCAATAAAGTTAAATATGTGCTTGAAAGAAAGGGCGTAACTATGATTTTTGACAGCGAAAAAGATGCCTGTAATTTCTTAGGGGTTAGGCAATGCTCTGTATCGTCTTGCTTCCGCAAGGGGTATAAATGCAAAGGCTACAATATCGCAAAAATGAATTTGGAGGGTGAAACAAATGACGATTGACCGAGCAATTGAAATTCTTGACCCGGAACACCGGGAGCATTATGACGGCATGGACGAGGTAAACGAAGCTTGCCGAATGGGCATGGAGGCGTTGGAACGGGGGAGAAATGCCGTCCCCGTGGTCAGGTGTCGGGACTGCAAGCATCTGCGCGTGTGGAACCAGAAAGATATATACGCATTTTGCCCCAAAACAAACATCGTGTTTTTGCCATTCGAGAAGGATACAAGGACATTCTTTTGCAGCTTCGGCGAAGCGAAGATGAACGGAGGAATTGAAAATGCAAGCAAAGAAATGTGATCGCTGTGGACGCCTATATGAGGATTATGGCGGCAGGAAGGCGTTTCCTAAGTCACGATCAAATTCTATCGAGTTGAGAGACACCGATATTGAAGGGAAATACTGGCAACGAGATCGCTTTGACCTGTGTCTTTCTTGTATGGCAGAACTAGAAGCCTTTTTGTACGGAGGTGCTGACAATGGCCGAATACATCGATGAATCGGCAGTGCTTCAGAGAGCACTGGACACCTACGGCTCTGATTTGCAGATCGTGGTAACGATGGAGGAAATGAGCGAGCTACAGAAGGAGCTGTGCAAGTACCTGCGTGGCAAATACTCGCCCGCAAGCATCGCCGAGGAGATTGCCGACGTGGAGATCATGCTCGAGCAAATGAAGATGCTGTTTTGCTGCGCGGATGATGTGCGTTCCGTGCGCAGGTGCAAAGTGGAGCGACTGAAAGAGAGGTTAGACAATGGCAATTGATCGGGCTATTGAAATCCTTGACCCGGAACACCGGGAGCATT